CTTGTGACGTATTTTCTATAGAGTTCTAGCACCAAAATATCCACCATAAACTAACATAAGTAGATTACCAAGTAGTGATACCCATTCAGAAGCTATTTTAAAGCCTTCTAAGGAACTATCTAGTATAATGTAGATAAATAGTGTCAATGTAAGAAAAGCTAGGCTTAAAGGTCTTATATTCTTACTTAGCCAACTATCAGATAACATATCAGATTGCCAACGTTTAGTTACTTCTTGCATCTCTATTACGTCTTGCTCTAGTTCTTTAACTAACATTTCTTTTTCTACTGCTGTTAGTTCTTTACTGCCTCCAATAGCATTTAATATATCAGAAACTTTTCCACCAGTAATTGCATCAAATATAGGGGATGCTTTCTTACCAGTCTTTACAAGACTTCTTAATAAATTGCCAAAGAAAGTACCTTTGCCATTGTTTTTTAGTTTTTTATCTTCCATGTTAATATGTCCAAATTACTTTCTGCGATTTGTCTTTATCGTCATCTACATGAATAAATGTATCTGCAATACCAATACGATTAAAACCAACGTGTATAAGTGCATTTAAGACTTTGTATCTAGTTCTACTATCAGTTGCTTTTATGTCTACTGCTAAACCTTTGATATGACTTGACGTAGGGTTTTTTATAGACTCTGCGTGTTCTGGACTTCTATAAGCAGAATTAATTACAAAAGGTACTTTAGCAAACTCTCTAGCTTTATCTAGTTTAGCAAGAAAGTCTGTATCCATTTTATATTCTACTTCTTTAAAGTATTTTGTCATCTCCTTTTTTACCTAGATTGTAAATTTTCATAACCGTATAGACAATAGATACTAAAAGTAAAGTTAATTTTAGCCATTGTTCAATATTAGAAAAGCTAACCATAAAGGTTATAAGATTTAAAGCACCTAATTTTATATCTTGCATATCCATCTGTTAAGGTTTAGGCACTTCTGCATTTCTAGGATATCCATAAAATTGATGTGCTGCATTATCAGCTGGGTAAACCTCATTATCTCCAAAGTCTAAATCATCTGTACTCATTATATCATAAGCAACACCATCGTAATAAATTGGAGGTGTTATCTCGTGACCATCTGGGTCATAAGTACCTTGTGTTTTTATTACTTTACCAATGTAAACAACTGCTTTTGTTCCGTTGATATACTGCATAGATGTAACACCTTCTTCTGTTACTTCTTGCCAAACGTCTTTTTGTATTAAAACGTCTTTGCCTTGTTGTTCTGTATCAAATACTGTTTTGTAAATATTCATAATTATTTATTTATTAACTTTTGGTTATAACCATTGGTTATTATATTGTTGTTAATGCTTCTAATTGTACGTCTGCTAGTGCTTTTGGGTAGTATTTTAAACCTTTTGTGTTACCGAAGAAACTATTTCCACCATCACCGTATCCAAAAGATAATTTATATAAACCTATTGGTGTATTCCCACTTGTACCTGTAAGCACTTCCGCTCCATTAACCCATAGAGCAAAATCGTTTTGTTTGTACTTTACAGCTATCTTGTTGGTAAGTCCAATAGTTAACGGTACAACACCGTTAAAAACTAAAGAACCAGAAGAAAATACATTAACTTGAATAGATGTGTTATTTGGTCTATATTTTATTTCAACCCTGTCATTTGCGTTTTGACCAAATAAAGTTATAGATTTACTTAGACTATCACTTTTGCTACTTGCTTCAAAATACAATACACCCTCCTCGCTATTAATAACTGGTGTTGCATTGTTACATAATTCTTGATTTCTAGTAGCTGCTGCTCCAGAGGTTGGGATATACGAGGTTGCATATGATTGTTCTTCTACTTGTGCGCCCCATAATAAAAACTCTCCTCCGCTTAATTCACTTGTAGTATTATTTGTTGCGTGTGGATGAACAAAAAAATTATTAGAAGATGTAAAACTTGAACTTGTTACAGATAACCTATACCAATCATTACCTACACTTTTTATTTCTGCACTTGCAAAAGTGTTAGTCGCTACTGTATTTGTAGTCATATTAAACCAGCAATTACCATCTACGCTTCTTAATCTAATATAAGGAGAATTTATAGCTTTAACATAAAATGAGTATGTGTAATTACTTGAAACATTAGCGTTTATTCTTAAATCTTGATTTGTTGATGTACCTGAATATTTTGAAGCATTATTACCACCATTAGGAGAAATACCTTGATTTGGTGTTATTGTAACATTTGTTTTATTCCACTGACTAAAATCTTCACTATAATTTATTATGTTCGTACTCTGTCCTTCAAGTAAAAATGCTTTTTCACCAGTTGAGTAATCTATTCTTGGTGCATCATTACTTGCAGTACTTTCAATTAACCCTTGTGCGTTTACAAACGTAGCTTCTGAGCCTCTAGTAAAAGTAAACTGCTCTGCAATAGTATCAAAGTCTAAATCAAATGTTGTTGCAACTGGATTTGGATATGTAAGGCTTCTTAGATTTGCATCTGTTAATGCTTCTTTGTAAACTGCTAGTGCTTTGTTTTTTCCGTAGAAATTAGAAGTACCATTTCCACTGCTAAAACTTAATTTAGTTAAAGTATTTAAAGGGAAGATGTTTCCGACTGTATCTGTCGCAACCTCAACTCCATTAATCCACAGAGCAAAATCATTTTCTTTATACTTTAAAGCAATCTTGTTAAATTGCAATACAGAAACGTTATTTATACTTCCAACCATTTGAGTAACGCCACTTACTTTAACTTGATAGGATAATCTGTTGATATTTAAGTCATAGTATAAAATTACTCTATTGTTATCTGTTCCATCTGATAATGATATAATTCTGAAACTTCCTCCACCAGCCAAAGCTGCTATCTCAGCATATAACACACCTTCTGTGCTATTTATTAAACTAGAGTTCCCACTATTGTCTGCAATATCTTGTAGCCTAGTGTTTGCAGCTCCAGAGGTGGGTACATATGAGGTTGCGTAGGATTGGTTTTCTAATTGTGCGCCCCAAATGTAAACACCATCTTCATTTGCATTACCTTGAAATATTGCATTTCTTGTTATATCTGAAAGTGCTGGTATAATTAAATATCTTGCAGATGTTCCCGTTGTAGTTTCTGTTACAGATATTCTATACCATCCATTACCAAAATCTGTAATACTACTATCTGAAATATCTCCACTTGCTTTTGTTCCAGTTGATATATTAAAGTTTTGATACCTTGAGTTAAAACCAGTTGAAGAAGCAACTTGTATAAAATCACTTCCAGCACTTTTTATAAACAAACTTAACGTAAAATTTTGACCAACAGTTGCTGTTGGAGAAGGTGTTACCTCCATCCGATGACTAGTGCTTGAGGTATTTGCAAATAATTTATACCCATTAATTACACCATTTGGCATTGTTATATTTGCAACTTCAATAGTTGTATCTTTTTTAACCCAACTACTATCACTAAAATCCTCACTATGTGTAATCAAATTCGTACTCTGTGGCTCTAATAACCAACTTCCACAACCACTATCTGGTACTACTTCTTGACCAAGATATTCTTTTACAGATACGTTGTCTATTGAGAACTCTCCTGTACCTGAATCGGAGTCAAATTTAATCGAACTGTTCAAGCTATCTGCTTGTATTGTCATTGAAACTTCTTGGCTTGAGTTAAAATACTGCATCCCTGTATTGCCCCCGCTAAAGTAAACTCTAACGCTTGAGGCAGATATTAATTCTAAGTTAAACTTAATAAGATATGTAGAACCTGTTGTTAAAGACAAAGCTGCTACAGCGCCATCGTAAGACGTAGCTGCGTTTATTACTAATTTATTATTAATATTAGTTAAAGTTGTTGCCGCATCTCCTGATTTTAACCACCCATTCAATCCATCACTAAAATCACCATTAGTAACCAACTCACTCCCCAAAGAATCTTGATAACTAAACCCCTCGTAGTTTATTCTTGGTATGTTTGTATCGTCTGTTATTTCTTTAACTGAGATGTTTGTGAATGAGCCTATAAAATTAGATGTTCCGTATAATCTTACTATACCTCCACTACCAGAATTAATTACATCTGTAAATGTTCCGTTACCAGTTTTATTACTTGTATAATTGCTTATTCTAACCTTGTGTGTTCCTTGAACATAATCTTCAACAGTATAGGTTACTTTATAATTTTTATTAGATGGTGCAATAAAAACATTTCTGCAATCTGCAGTTGGTAAACTACCATCATAAATAACTTTGTTTTCTCCTATCTCACAACCATTAAAGTTACTCCAATCTTGCCCTACTTCTTTAACTGAGATGTTTGTTATAGAGCCGTTAAAATTGTTTGAGTAAAGGGATGTGGTGGTTCCATTAGGTACAAAATAAAAAACGTGTGTTCCTACTGTATTTTGATAAGGAGAGATATCTGACCCACTACCACTGTATAGTTTTACCTTTCCACTAGTGTACTCTGTTATTTCAAAAGATGCTTTATAAGTTTTTCCAGAGGTTAATTGGCTTGTAGATTGTTGCATTAGACCAGATACATCACTTGTAACTATTCCGTTTGATATACTCCAATTTGTTCCTAAATTCCAATTTTGTCCGACTTCTTTTACTGAAACGTTGTCTATTGAAGATGCAAACCCAAAACTCTGGAACATTATTCCATCTTCATTTTTTTCTATATAAATTGTATGTTCTCCTTCAGATATATTTGAGTATTCTCTATAAGAAACTCCACCCGTCCAATTTTTAACAACTAAATATCCCGTTCCCGTAACTGTAAAAGTTACCTTATATGTTCCAACTGGTGTTATGGTGTTTTGACGAATTAAATCTCCACTACCCGTAAAATTTGCAGAACCATTAGATATACTTGCACTTCCTCCAAATAACCAATCACTATCAGTTGCAAAATCTCCGTTAGTAACCAACTCACTTCCTTCTTGTGAAAAGTTACCATTTGAAACTTCTTCTGTACCTATCTGTGAAAAGTTACCATTTGAAACTAACTCACTACTAATTATCTGTACATTCTCTACTAAACCTTGTGCATTAACTCTAGTTGCAGCAGAACTTCTACTGAATGTAAAATCTCCATCTCCATTCTCTGGCTTTACACTTAACATACCACCATCATTGTATGCAGTTGGTGTAAGTAATATTGATGCTTTATCTAATAAATTATCTGCCATCTTATTCTATGTTTTCAATTGTGGTTAATGTTGCAGTTGTACAAGTTACATTCTCATAATAAGATGCCCTTGCTTGTAATGTTGATAATAAACTAGGTATTGCACTTGTTACTGATAAATCATAATAAATACCTCCCCAGCCATTCTGAACTGGATTACCCCACCAACTAACTGGATATATTTCGTTTGCCATCTTTATTTTTTATCTTTTTAAACAATATCTCCATCTTCTTAACGTTGGAGTCTTTTGGTTTATAAATCTTTTTCTTCATACTATCCTAAAAATATACCTCCAGAGAAATTAGAATCTGTATCTGGACTCATCTGCTCATTTGTAGATGTGTTATATTCTGGGAATAGATTGTTATTGTAATCCATATAATCTAAGAATCTCCTAGTATAAAAGTCAGCAGTCTCATTAACTTTACCCATTAAGTGTACTAACTCATCTTTATCTATAGCTTGTTTGTTATCTCCAATATGCTTGTAGATACCTCCATTACCAATATTATAAGAAGCAAATGGAAGGTAAGAACTTTGACTAAACCAAATCAACATAGGCTTTACATACTGATTAACTAAGTTTTTATAGTTAACATTAGCAGCATCATCAAGTGTGTTTGTTAATATTAAGTCCTGTAGCTTGTCGTATAAGTTTCCACCTAAATAGTTTTGGATATGCAAATCTTGAGCAACCTCTACAAATTGTATCAGCTTATCATCATCTGTATTTCCAGATATAATAGACTTTCTTTTTAAGTCATTTAATGTTATAAATAATGCTTTAGTTGCCATATCTTATTTTTTATTTGTTGGATAAGCCCCTCTATCTGGTCTATCAATCATTCTTTCAGTCATCTCACTTGGATTGTTAGGTTCTTTTAAACCTTTCTCATAAGCTGAATTAGGGTCTGTTCTTTTATCTCCTTTTAACTTATAAACTCTAAGTTCCCAGAAATGATGACAGTTTTTACCTCCCTTAAATTTCAGCAAACTATAGTTCTGTCTGTTATGACCTAACTCACTATTTACACCTCTAAAAGACATCATATTAATATCTTCCTTTCTAAATACTATATTTCTCTCTGTAAACGTTTCCATCTTCTTGCAAAACTTTCTGCTGTTAGGAGATTTTCTTACAGGCATGTAAGCATATCTAATTTTATAGATATCACTATCTTCTTTAGATGATTTATTGCTATACTTAATTTCAGCCATTTTAACCTCGCTTAACTCCTCAGCATACTTCTCAGTATGTATAACCTCCCAATCATCGCTTAAAACCTCTCCTAAGCCCTCTAACTGCTCTAGCATATCATCTCCTTCTTCATCAGAGAAGTCACTTGGTTCTTCTTGAGAACTTAACTTCTCTCCTGTTTCTTCTTCTCGCTTAATCTTAGTAGATATGTTGTCTAGTTCTGTAAACTCAATAGGTTGTAAAGTAACAAAGTAAAGGTTTAAGTATATTCCGTTTATAGCTAATATCTCACAGAAGTCATCTAATAAATCCTTTTGGAAAGGTCTAACAACAAAGTTATCCATAAGTATAGATGCAGTTCTTAATTCCTCTGCATTGTTACCAAAACCTGTGTTGTCTTTAATACCTAACAAAATAGGAGATACAATTCCGTGTCCTAACATTATCTTCTCTCTACTCTCATCAGCTAAGAACTGATATTGTGCGTGAGCATCTGGTAAGTGTATAGGGTCTATAGTTGCTGAACTATCTTTGTCTTCGTTAAAAGCTATAATTGTTCTACCTGCATTGTTTGTTCCTCCAAACTTATCGTTTATCTTGCTTTCTATTAATTCTTGAGTCTCCTCTGGAGGAATACCATTATTGAAGTTAATAAATAAGCTAGGTTGTAAACCATTTTTTATATTGTTGATATGGTAGTTAGATACCTCTACCTCTAAATCACAGTACTGTAAACATCCATGATAGTCACTAGGAGTATAATACCAGAATCCACTTTGATAAGGTTTAGATACAAATATCTCAGAAGTTTCCTTCTTTCCACCTTGACAAAAAGCAGGTATTCTTTTAGGCTTATCGCCTCTTTTGTACTCAGCCCAATTAGGATGATAATACCAAGCCTTTATAATTCCATCTACAGCTTTCTCAGCTCTAAGTGTTTCTATTGGAAAGTGTAATGCTTTTAATACTTTCTTTTTTGTCTTATTGTAAACAACTTGGATAGCAGCCATTCCTAACTCCTTTCTATCGTTTACTATTCTTTTAATATCTTTAGGTTTAAATATTAATTGAGTCTCTGCCCATTCTACAGGCTTTTCTTTACTATCAGTACACTCTAGTCCTCTACCATAAATCATATCAGATATACCTTTGATACATCTTGAGTTGGTAGGACTACCTAAATTTAAGTCTATTAGTCTACCGAAGTGATTGTTGTCTTCTCCCCAACTAACCCAGTTATCTCCTTTTCTCTCTATAGCCTTAGGCATTTCATAGGTAGATAATTCAACTACACTAAAGTTCTTAGTATACGTTTTTGGCTTACTTACTGAATAATTCTTTTTAATATTTATTTTACCCATTATATTGTTATGTATTTATCATCGCCATCTGTATCGTTCTCTTCGTAATAGTCTGTACTTATAGTATGGTAGATATCCGTGTCTGTTTGACTTGTAACGTATATCTTATCTCTATACCACAAATTAGAACCTCTAGTCATCTCTAGGACATAGGCTCTTTCGGCTATAAACTTGTCTGAAGATAAAGTTACATCTATGTAGTCATTGTTGACTGATGCTGTAACATTAGTAATCGTTACAGACTCTCCTGTACCATCCTCTCTTATTGTAGCATTGATACCTGTTGTATCTAATGTTCTAGGCAATATAGAAAAAGTTTGTGAGCTTGATGTTGGCAATAATCTAATCATAAACTTATAACGTATATTCGTTTTTTTGTTTTTATTACAAAAGAAAAGGTCTACCGAAGTAGACCTAAACTAAAAACATAAAGTAAACGTGAAACTATGATTGAACTACAACGGTAAATCCTACAGTTGCAGGGTCAGAGTCTAAAAAGTTTGCAGGTCTCTTTTCCATACCAGTTAAAGTTAATGTATAACCACTAAGGTCATTCATTGCTTGTCCTGTTACGATAGTACCAGCAGTTACTTGACAGCCATTTTCAAATCCAGCTAAAAAGTAATTGTCATTTTGGTCTTGAACGATAACTCTTGGTCTACCATAAGAAAGTAATTTTAATTCTTTATGGTCATCAACAGTTAATTTTTTCAAGGTCAATTCAACTACTTGTTCGAAGGCAGTAGTTCCTGTTTCAGCACTAGACTGAATATTTTGCGTGAAAGAAGAAGCATCTCTTACTTCATACTTGTATACATTTGGTGTTCCAGTTACAGCGTCAATAACGTCTGTATCAGAAGAATCAAATGTGTAGCTAGCAGGAGTAGTATCTTCAAAATTCGAGAAGTAGATAGCTTTTATACCTCCAACCGAATCTTTACATACTTCTTTTCTTCCTAATGTTAAATCACAAGCCATTTGTTGTATTGGGTTTTAATATCCCTCCCCACAAAGAGGAGGGTTATTGTTAATAATCAGTTAATTAAGCTGGAGTGTAAAGAACGATGTCTGAACCAAATCCGTGTTGTACACCTGCTGTAAATCTCATTACGAAACGTACATTTTGTGAACCATCAATGTCAGCCATATCTAATACTTTTACTTCGTTGTGGTCAGATAATAATCCTGTTCCAAAGAAGATGTTAGAAGATTCAGCTAAGTACATATAGTTAGAGTCTAATCCGTTTGCTAAGAATACCTCTACTCCATCAAATAATAATGAGTTGATAGCTTGGTTATTTCCTTTTGCTTCGTAACCAGCAGCTCCTACTCCGTCAGCACCAAATCCTCCTAAAGCTCTTACATAAGCTTTATAAACGTTTTGAGCAACGTATAATTTTACATCTGACTTTCCGTATAATGCAGAAGGCATAGCGTCTACTACTTTACCCATTTCAGCGATTACGTTAGCAGAAGTAACAGTAGTTCCTACTACATCGTTTACAGTTCCGTCAGCAGTAGCTAAAGCTACTAATCCGTCAAATTCTCCAGCAGTTGCAGTAGCACCCATCCAGATATTTTTCTCATTCTTGTCAGCAATCTTAGCAATAATCTCAGCGATTAAAAACTCTTGGAAAGAAGGAGGTAAGTTGTCAAATGCAGAATATCCCATAGATATTGCATCCCAGTCATCTCTAAAATCAGATTTACACAAGTTTAAGTTTACTTGAAATTCCTCTGGTTGTAAGATTTTTTCGTCTAAAGTAACAGTGTCAGTAGCAGCGAAATCACAGCTTCCATCAGCGATTAAGTCTGTGGTAGAAAGTCTCTTGATTACTTGCTTGAACTTTACATTTGGTTTAACAGTAATACCACCGTTTTCGATAGTATTTGCAGATAATAAAGCTGCTGAGATGTACCCTGCTGCTTTTTCTCCTGCGTAAGTTGTTGTAATTGAAGTTGTTGTTGCCATCTTTTTTTATTTATTAAATAGTTTGTTGTAGATTGAGTCTTTCACAGTTCTACTTCTGCTTTGTGAATATAAATGTTGTTGTTTTTGCTCTACTTGAGCTTCTGGAGAATGTACTATTTCTTCTGCTTCAGCAGATAACTCAGTAACTTCTTCCTTAATTTCTACTTCCTCTGATAACTCAGCAGGAACGTCTTTCTCCTCTGAAGGCGAAACGATTTCCATCATTTGCTTAACAGAAGCTTTTAATGAATCTAACTCTTCGTATAAAGAATCGTATTTCTTTTTTAGTGATTCAATATCTGAATCTTCAGAAATAACTTCTTCTACAGGAGCTTCTTCGATAACTTCCTCAGCTTGTTCTACTTTTTCTTCAGCTAGTTCAACAACCTCTTCTACAGGTGTTTCAACTACTTCTTCAGAAGAAAGCAAAATACTTTTGAAAGCATCTACAATTTCTTTTGGACTTTTCATAAATTAAAATTTATTATTAATACTAACTAATACTAATAACTAGTAATATAAATATTGTTGTATTTTTGATTAAATGTTTCCTATTCCTTGATTAATCATTTTACCCTTACAACACTCTCTGCTATACTTACTTCCGTCTTTACATAGACACCCTCTTCGCTTGTTCTTTGGAGATGTTCTACTCCACTCTTGTTCTTTTCTTCTACTCATCTTTTAATTTGTTTAGGATTTCATTTAATAATTCTAGAGCCTCAGAGTCCTCTTCAGATAAAGATAACTTCTCTAGTTTGTTTATAGCCCATTCAACACCACTAGTTCCTCCCCAGCAATCCCACATAAGTCCACCACATCCTTCCGAATAAGGTACGTCTTTATGTTGCTGATGTCTTTTAAATGATGCCATTCTAGATATTGTATCTCTAGTTAGTGGCTCTCTGTTAGCTAGTTGGTTTGCTCTTTGTTTTCCAACAGGAGTACCACAACTTCCCCATCCATTCTTCTTTACCCAAGCTAACGCTCTTTTAGCATTGTTAGTTGCAGATTGTGGATAGTCACTATAGGACTTTAACTCTTGCTTAGCTAACTCTTGTTCTTTTTGACTGAAGAAACCTTCTATACTAAAACCAAGATACTTACCTTGTTTTACATCTTCCCATATCTCATCGTTATCAATCTTCATAACTACTGCCCAAGCACCTTCTGGAGCATCTAACTTGTATAGGTTAGTTTTATCCATATTAGGGTCTTCTACTATCCAAGACTCTATAAGAGATACTCCTTTTACTGCTAGTTCGTGTTCTATGGTAGCATTGTTGTTCTTTAGTCTTTTAAGGTAAAGTTCAGATGCCTTCTTAACAGTCTCTTTAGAGAACATTATCTTATAAGCATAGTCTCCACTTTTTCTAAATATTTCCTTGTCTGGAACTAAAGCTAGTCCTACTACAATTCTTTTCTCGTCATCTACAGATTTGAACTCTACTTTGTGTCTACTTAAAGCTACAAAGTTTTCTTCTATTGCAGGACTTTCTACTAGAGAGATAGCTTCTATTCCATCCTCTAAATTGTTTTCGTCTATTATTAATTCTATAATGTCTAAATCTTCCATAATTATTATTTTAACCTATTGTTGCTGTGTTGGATATACTTAAATCTAATTGTTGTTGACTTGTCATTTCTGATGAAACTACATAAGCTTGTATTGGCTGACTTAATTGACCAGCTATTGATTGTGTTAGTTGATTTGATTGTGTGCTACCTGCTAGGTTAAAGTTAAACTCTCTACCTTCTCCACCACTACCTGCTCCACCTGCACCTGCTCCTATAGAACCACCACTACCTGCTGAAGACTGAAACTTTTGTCTAGCTATTTTAGCTACATTCAGTAACCCAGTAGTTATTGTTGCTGCCATAGCGACAAATCTAGCTACAGGTCTTCCTCTAAATGAATCGTCTGACATAATTTGACTTGCAGCTAAATATGTATTTATAGATGCAGTAGCTATATTAGCTGCTTTATTTAACTTAAACCTTTTCTTCTCTATAGCTTCCTGCTTCTTTCTTAGTTTTTCGTCATTTCTACCTATCTGTAACTGTATTCTTTCTCTTTCATCTTTAGACAAGTTCTCATTCAAAAGCCTTTCATTAAGCTCGTTATTTAAAGCGTTAGTCTTGTTTTGTTCTATAGTTAACTGCCTGTCAAACTCCCCACTCATAAAGTCAGTCATAGCAGATTGAACTTTCATATACTGCTGAAGACCTTCAGCTAAAGTAAACTCCTCTTTATCTTTTGTTTTAGGAATTTCAGCTCCCATCATTTCAGCTTCTTTAGCTAATTCTATCTTCTTATCGTAATAAGCCTCCCATTTTCCAAGCAATATCGGAAAGTTAGTGTCCA